TTGAACAAATTAAAGTGCATCACCCTTTTTTAATGAGAAGAATTGGCAATATTGATGATTTAGTTTACGTTATCTATTCTACGTATATGATGACTAGAGGAGCTTATGATCAGAGTGTTGAGCAGGTTGTGAATTTGAAAAAGATCATGGAAACACATCAAGATTTCATGGAAGACAGTAGAAGCCACATTTATGACATCAGATCACAATTCGATAGAGATTCTTTGGTGAATGATGATTTCGGTTTCTGTCCTGAAGCTTGCTATAATGTTGGAAAGTTTCTTTCTGCAGAGTTAAGGAATAAAAATGCATCGAATCATTTGAATATTAAGTGGTCTAACATTTTAGATGAACCATTAGACTCCATGGCAAGTAATAAAGGCCTAAGGTATCAAGGAAAGGATTTCTTTGGTCATAAAGGTTATTATATAGTTTACAAAAAGATTCTAGAACAAAATTTTGCCCAAATTGAGGACATACTGTTGAGTAATGATTTGAAATTGATACACAAGCAGCTAAGATCACTCAATGAAACTTTTTTGACAGAACAATCAAAAAATGATTTGAAACAAGTTGTAATGCATGTAGTGGATAAAAGTCAAAGAGGAGGTGGTCGTGAAATTTATGTTATGGATTTCAATACAAAATTGTATCAAGCACCAATAGAAAAACTGTTCAAAGTAATCTGCGGTTTCATAGACAATGAAATAATTAGTGTACCATCTGCAAGACGAGCAGGTCTTATCCATAGGAAATGTTTTGAATACCGTTCAGAGAAGTTTGACACATATTATTTGACATTAGACTGTAGAAAATGGGCTCCAAGATCTAATCCAGAAAAATACTTTTACATGATGTTAGGTATGCAGGACATTTTGCCAACAGACTTTTTCCTAGCAACCACACAATATTTTGTTAAACATAAATCTAAACATATCAAAACAAGAAGTGTCATAACAGACAAGTTTTTTTGCAACCCAGACAATGATAGATTTAAGAAATATTTCCAATACAATGAAGAGGAATCATCCGCATTCTTTGAAATGCCTTACAGTTTTGTTATGGGCATATTCAATATGCTAAGTAGTTTACTCCATGCTGGAGGCCAAATATATGCAAAATATTTAATTGAGAAAGAGTTTCTTATTGATAAAGTTAGAGCAGACTTAGACATGTTTGCACACTCAGATGATAGTGGTGGGAGATTATCTGTTCCGAAAGACACTGACATCAATGTAGTAACAAGATTGTTGGGTAACTATGAATTCTTAATGAAATGTTTAAATCATTTAATGTCACTAAAAAAATGTAATGTAAGTAAAAATTATTTTGAGTTATTATCAATACTTTATATAAACCATGAACTATTACCTTTGTTACCTAAGTTTTTGAGTAATATCTCACTTAATTTCAGTGGAATGGGCATGAGTTCCGATATGAAACAAGTCATATCTAAATCAATAGAACTTCAGAGTAATGGAGCCACCCATTCCCAAGCTTATAAATGCCAAATAATTTTAAGTAATTTATACAGAAATTTTTATAGAGTTCAGACTGACACGCAGATACCAGCTTTTGGAGGGTTTTGCAATAGCTGGCCCCCTTTATATATGAGTTTTGGATCATCCGTTGATGAAGTGAGAAGTTGTATGTACAATTACTCATTGTATAGCAAATTTATGACATTCGCTATCAGTCATTTGGACTTTGACTTAATTGATGGTACAATTTCACTCAAATATAAAAATGTCTTAAGATTTCCAGCCGCTTACAAGAAATTTAAAAAACAGATCGAATTGCCTAACATAGAGGATTCGCAATGGTTTTTTGAACAGAACAAGACAAGACATTCAATGTTGAATTTGTACTGGTTTAGAGCGAAACTTGAGTCTAGCAACTTTGCTGTGTCATTACTCAATATAAATGAAGTAAAAAGAGCCTATGATTCTTTATATATGGCTAAAGGCAAGCATATCCAAGGTAAATTCCAAACTTACTCCATAAATGAGCTTTTAATAGCAGCACTGCAAACCAAAGCGAAAAAGACAGAGTATGAAAAAGTATTGAGAGTTATGTTCCAAGGTTTGATGAGATTCTATTCATATTTGGAAGATAGTAACAAAGTTTTCTTCAGCAAAAAAATGCCCCTAACTGTAAAGCCATGCAGTCTACAAATCAATAGTTTCACGGAGTCTCCTATACACGATTATCACTCATTGAACCTTTCTGTACAATTGTGCAGACCAGAATTGATGAAATACACTTTCTCAAATAAACAGTATGGCAGTGAACTAAACACAATGGCTGCTTATTTGAGTAAATTGGGAGTACCTAAAGACATGATACTAACAAAGAATTTTTTGGATTATATGAAAAAAACTGACAATGTTGTTATAAATCATTATTCTGCGATGCCCTCTAATTTAAGATCTGGAGTGAGTTTCAATGGGTTATTAAGCTTAATTAAACATAATTTCCATAGCACATTGGCATTGAACACAAATTTGTCTGAATATCTTGAGAGTACAAAGACTATGGTTGAATTCAATGACAAGTTTAAGGGCTTACTATTGTGTCTTTATTTTTACATCATAGCCAAAAGCTCAAAAAATGATGATTTAATGACAATTAATATTAATAAAAATTTAACCGGAGGGATAGAACAACAATTATCCAATGCCTATGATTTTGTATTGACGAATTTGCCATACCCTAATTCATTGGCTTTTTTGCAATTGATTGAAAATAGAGAAGGAGAAAAAATTGTGTTGAACAATTTTGACAATTGGGCTTTTTGGAATAAGAAACAAGCTAAAGTAGGTGATGAATGGATTGGAGATGGACAATTTACGCTATCACTTGATAGAAGAATAATGACAGTAAACATAAGAAATCAAACAATAACTTCCATCTTACACAAGGACCTTGAAATAATCAAATTTAGTGAATTTGCCACAGTATTTTTCTTCAAGTTAATACAGCAGTTCAATCTCAACTTTTCACACTTATTGACTCCTGAAGAAGGAGTTTCTTATTTGTCTTTAGATGGCAATAACCAATTGGGGCTAAATAAAGGTAATAATGCTATTGTTGGTATTCAGAATACTGTATGTGATTTCACACAAGACTTCTCTTGGGCAGAGACTAAGGTGACACATAACTATTACAATGGTAGACATTATATATTACAAGGAGGGATTAACCTCAGGTTAATGACAATTGACGATTTAGTTTTGAGTGAGAGTAAATTAGATTTATTTGACATTGTGGATTGGGACACTACAACGGACGCTGCAAAAGATGTTTTCTTTAAAAATTTAACAAGCGGTGAATATGGTGAGATGCCAAATATTACATATGTAAAAGAGCAACTTATAGAGTCCTTTTTAGATACCGACATATATAGGTTCTTTTATGATCAGAAGAGGAAGAAGAAAACTTTAGTTGAAGCATTTTGGGAAGATATTCTAACTCATTTGAATTATTCTGAGGACATCTTCCCAACACTGTATGAGAATTTAGGTCTAAAACAACTTGAATCTATACTCCCATCAAGCAAAAAAGATAACCTTGCCCTCTATACCTTTTACGACAATGACAATGAAGAACTAAGAACTATGAGATATAAATTGAGGTTAATAGAAACTGAAGAAGAAAGAGTGAAGTTTTTATCTAACATCATCTTGACATTAGGTGATGAATCAGGATTAGTTAAATTGCCAGAAGTTGGAGATCCTCAAGAATTTGAAAAGTACAAAAATGAAAATCTCGATTCATTTACATGGATGTCTGTGCTTGATGCCCTGAATTATAGTTTATATCTAGGATATCAATATTTATCTGACAATTCCAAAAAAGAATTTGTCAAGCAATCAGATCAATCTATAAGCAACTCAGATCAAATGATGTGTTATCTGTTTGGATGGGCTATAATGAAGGAAGAGCATTATTATACCAATTACATAGCTTTAACCCATGAACAAGTCAGTATGCACCTATTAATTGAATTAATTTTTTCTGAAAAAGCTGCATTTGCTGAATTTGCAAGGTCATTCAGGAGAACTATATTGCAACCTGTACCCAGACACCCACACTATGAGCAGAATTGGCACTCTATCGCTGCCGAATTGGTAAGATATCTATGTTGTCATCCCATATCGGGCTATGAAGTGCATCTTCCAGCCTGCTTGACCAGATTCAAAAGGTTGCATACAACGACATTAGAAGAACAGCAGTGCATAAATTATCAGATTAGCGATTTTCCCAGATTTGCAATTTCCCCTATTGTGTACAAAACTCAAATAGCCATTTATACAGAGCCACAAGAAATAAGATTTAAAGATGTTAATGAGGCTATGTTAGGGATATTTGACTTTAGCAAAGAAAATGCAAAAAGGAATCAAATGTACTTTGCTGAATTTGTAGAAGATGTGTGGGAAGAAGAGATATCTTATAAAAGAAAGAAAGAATCAAATAAATTGTATTTCATGAAATCAATAGATCATTTACAAGATTTCATGAACAATGAGGTAAGTAATGAAAATGCAGCTTATTTAACAAATCTTTACATGCCGTGGTTAAATGCGAAAAAAATGACACTTACCACAAGTAGACACAATGCACTAACCATGTATGCATACAATTTCTGTGATAAAAATGGCAAAATAATCAACAGTTGGAAAACGAAAGACAAAAAAAGGTATGAAAATTATATACACTTCTACTTAGAAGATGTTGTCATGTCATATCCTTATGAATTAGATTTAAATCAGAAAAGTGTCAAGATTGATCTAAGTGTACAGTTCAATCCTGAAATAATTAAACAAAGATATGATTTAGAATCACAAGACACATATACAGAAGACCTTGTAAATTATTTATGTGATGAATTTAAAATTCCTGAGTTGAGAACCCAATTAATTGAAGTAACTCAATCAAAAAAGAGCGCAGTTGGCAAATTTTTAACCATAAAACAAATGGTTAATCAAGAACTAGATAAGAAAAAAGAAGAGGGTTCTACCATTAATATAACAAAACTTTTAGAGAATTATTTCAGTAATATTGGTGAATTGAAGAAAGGTTTTGATTTAGATCCAGGAGTTAATGTGAAAAAGAATTTAGCCAAAACCTCAAGAAACCCTGACAAGATAATTGAAAAAGTTACCACAAACAAAACTGAATTTAAGCAATGCAGTACTTTGCTAGATAATTATCTAGGCTCCATTTTGGTTGAAAATATGGTATTAAACATGGATGATATTGACCATTTGCAAACCAATTTTAGATTACTAAGGATGCAATTTAGACAACAAAAAATAAACAATGAAGCAGCTGTATGCAATACAGTAGTTGATATATTAGGGTCTATTAAAAAAGGAACAACAAACACAGAAGGCCAAGCATTTTGTGAAAAAATGAGAGAGTTCCTGACACAATTAAGCAAATCCCTATTAAAATTTGAAGAGCAAGATAGCGATGATGACTTAGAGAAACCAACTACAAATTACGTAAATTGGAAATATAAAAGAGTCTCTTGATCTTAAGTTTTTTTCATGCATGTCAATGTCGTTTTTTGTAAATTATAC